CCATTAGAGCGTCAAAATCATAGAATTTTTCTTCAATAGGCTGATAAAGATTACTCTTCGCAGCGGTGATATACTGATTACCAGTTTCAGCGGCTTCCTTATCAATAGCATCATTGATAGCCTTTACAAGATTGTCATATGACAAATCAATTTCATCTACCATATACTTGAAACGAGAACCTGCTACATAGCGGGGAGTCTCACGTAGATACATCTTGGTGGAAACCTTGCCATTTTCGTCTCGAACAGGACGGGTCAAACCAATAATATCGCAAGCACGCTCGCAAACTAAAGCGGCACGCTTATCAAGAGTAGGCATCATCTTGATATATTCGACATTATTTTCATCCGTTTCTGTGCGGTCCTGGCTATGAGAAATTAGAACGAGGCCGTAATCCATTTGAAGGATACTACGGATGGCCTTATCAAATTCCTTCTGGGCTTTATTGTAGCCCTGGCCATATTTGATGTCACCGATACTATCTTTACCCTCTTGACGAGCAATGTAATCGCAACAATATTCATATGCGATATCGGCGGTATCAATTACGATAGTGCGATAAGCTTCTTTAACATCATCATCTTTCAAATCAACGAGGAAGCTACGGAAGTCACGCCAACTATTGATGGGCTATGCCATAATGCCGGGGATAGTATTATAGCCCTTTTCAAAGGCGAAAACTAGAGCCTTTGGGAACTTACTTGCGAGAGTAGTTTTACCACTCTTGGGAGTTCCATAAAGAAGAACGGAATATCCGCTGAGGTCGCGAGAGACCTCATGCGGTTTAATAGAAAGAAGAGAACTTGCCATAATTCAATGCCCTCCTATTAGAAGTTGTAACCAGTCTTAGCAGTGGAAGCAATGGGAGCAGACTTCTTGGAATTCTGATAATCTTCCTGACGCTGCTTGACAGTTGCGAGATAAACCTCACGATTTGCCATTGCTTCATTGAACTCGGTTGCCAGGATGCCATCTTCGTCATCCCACAGATAAGGCTCACGAGCAGTACCAGTTACTACGAAATCCTTTACGGAAGAAGGAACACGACGGACTTTCTTATCACCAAAGGCAGATTCTTCAATTACTTCACGATAAGTAGTCTGAGAAATCTGAGTACCCCAAACCTTAGTGAATACAGGCTTACGCTCACTAACTTCCAGATTTGCGAAATACTTCATACCATTGGGGTTAATTACAGAGAACTCAACAGGCATAATAGCATTACGGAAATCGAAAATATAACCCTTCAGGATAAGCTTTGCGGGCAGATTACGCTCAGGATTCTCTTCCACATCGCGAGTGCCAGTAATCAACATATCAGCGGTGAAAGTAGAACGTTCCTTTTCATCTTCAGCCAATTCATCAGTTACGATATGAATGAAGCCACCCTCATTGCGCTTTGCGCTAACAAGTTCGCTTTCACCATTACGGTCACTAAAGAACTCATTCAAACCAATTGCGGAATCAACACGAAGCTTAATAGCATTATCAGCGCCATCCTTAGTTACACAAGGAGCACCTTCAATAATACGATTAAGAACGTTATAAGTGTTATTTGCGCCACCCTTAGAAGTGGTAGCAGTTACATAAGTGAAATGAACCTAAACGGTATTCATACGAGCATCATCAGTTGCGATAGTGACAGTACCAGAGATAAATTCAGTGCCAGGATTCTTAGAATTTTCACCAGATACTTTCTTCTCTAGCTTGTGCTCGTAGAGCAGACCCTCAATATGAGTGGTGTTAATCATCTTTTTCATAAATCAATTTTCTCCTTCAAACTTTACATTCAAACCTTTTTCTGTAATTGTATAAACGACAGGGTCCTTACCGATTTTTTCAACATAGCCATCGGTTACAAGTTTTCGCATTGCTCCAGATACAGACTTCGAAGCGATGAACATACCTTCAGCAATATCCCTTGCTTTATACATACCTACGGGAACTTCCTGCAGATACTGAAGAATGGCCTTACCATTGTCAGTAAATTCAGGTTTTTCAGTGGTAGCAGAAGAATTCTTTAAAGCCTCAAAATATGCTTTCGCACCTTCTGATGCTTCGAGAGGTTCTACCTGACCTCTAATAAGACCTTCTACCCATTCGATAAACTCTTGCTGTTTGGACATAACACTTATTCCCTAACCTTTCTTAATCTTACATATATATTATATCATAAATTTTTCAAAAAGTCAACTCTTAAGCTCTTGTACCCAATTGCCAGCAAGAAGTGCAGCTACATCATTCATTACATCAGTAGTGGAACGATATTCTCCATCTTCCTTTACGGCAATACCAAAGCTCTTGAGCATCTTTTCGATTTTTTCAAAATCAGTTTCTAATTCATCAATAAAGATAAAATCTTGTGCATAAGGAATTTCATCACGAACCCATTGAATGAAATTTTCAAGAGTATCATCATCCTTACCAGACCACTCATTCAACTTATGAAAACGACGCTGTCCTTTAGAACATATAGCGAACAAATTTTCATAAGTCATTGTTACTGTGCGAGTCTGAAGCCAGCTTTCTGGAGCCCAACGAATAAGTTCCTTCCAATAAACCTTATTTCCTGTCTCATTGAACTTCTGGCGCAGGTATTCAAGATAAGGAATAATTACCATCTGAACTACGTCAGGGTCAATAGGATGCTTCAAATCATCACGCTGAGCTTCATATGGGAAAGGAATATTTACATAATCATCGGTTTCAAAAGAATCAATGGTAATCGGCACATTTTGGATAGTATGCATCGTAGATGTACTATTTGCTACTGTACCAACCTTATAAGTATCAAATTCCTTCCACCAATAAAGAGGAGCGGTAATATCCACAGATACGAAAATCTAACGCAAGAACTTACGATGTTCAGGACCACCCTTAATAAGAGATTTCGCCAGCTTCATATCTTTTGGACCAATCCAATAAAAACCATGGTCAGGACCGTCATCATCATCCCAAGACATATTCCAACTATCAGACTATGCCCAACTATTTTTAGGATTTCTCATACCGCGCAGGGCATGTTCAAAGCCCCACACTTGTGTATTTTCAAACTTCATCGTCTTCCTCCCAAGTGGGTATTTCTTCTTTTAATCTTTTCAAATCTTCTATTGCTTCTTCAATAGAGGAACAATAGCTATAATGCCAAGGCATATCGCCATTAATTCCTATGCTTATTTCAATACATAATTCATCAATCTTCATTGCTTAACGTATATGCCACAAGTGGGCCATTCATACCAAGAGCGCACTGAGCAAACTGTTCAAGTTCATCAATAACCATCGCTTTTCGGCGACTATCACGCACATGCCGAGAATCAGGATGGCGCATATGGTCAATAGCATCTTCATAGCTCATGAATTCAATGCCAACGATTCCATATGCTTTTGCTTTATTTTCCATGGCACGAGGATTACTACAAACAAAAGTCGCATTATTTTCCTTCGCTACCAGCATGAGGCTGCCGGTCTTACCCACACCACGACCGTCAATAATTCTAATCATATGATTTCCTCATTTCATACTATAACCAAATTCTTTTGCTTTATAAAAATCTTGCCAGTAATCTTCTCTTTCATTTAGTTTAGCACGAGGACAAACTTCTACAATTTCAAAAGTAAAATTCTCTGGCCCGAATTCTTTCATTGCCGGATAGAGTTTATTGTTAATAGGTGCTTCAGCACCAATTCCTCTTTTGATGTGCTGTTTCCAGCGGTCAGCAATATTTACAGCCTAACCAATATAAGTCATTTCATTTTCAATATTGGTGATTTTATAAATACCACAAGTTACTGAATTAGCCAGTCCTAATCTTCCAATTAAATCAGTGTAAGGACGTTCATAATATGATTTCCAAATAACTTTATTGATTGTTTCAGGATTACTCAAAAGATTTTCAACTGAACGCAAAGCCTAAATGTCATTCACGCTTGTACTGGGCAATTGTAATCTATAAAACTCTATTTTATTTTCTTCCTCCATCTTATGCTTTGCTAATTCAACAGCAGAAGCAACAGATGAACGTAACTAATTAATTTGTTCTTGTAATTCAGCTTGTTCATCTAATTTTTTAGTATTTTCAGAAACAAACTAATTTACAAAATCTAAGGCAGCCTGCTACATCTCGGCAACCTATTCATCACAATACTATTCATACCATTCTTTACGTTCTTTTACCATCTTAGCGCGAATAGTTTCTTCCGCTTTCTCGACACCAATAGTAATCTGATTTAACTGCTGAGTTTTAGCTTGAATAGCATCATCCAAGAAATGGGCTTGCGCATTATATTCACTAGTTTGGATATATGCGCTTTGTGCTCGCTCTTCTAATGATTTGGTTTCTGTCTCAATCCGTTTTAATTCTGCTAATGCCGCAGCATGTTTTTCCCTATAGGCTGTACTACGGAGTAGAAAGAATGCTCCAATACCGATAACAATACCAGCGATATTTGCAATGATAATTTCAATCATAATTCAAAAAATAGGGCTTGATTTATGTCAAGCCCTATTCAATTACTTAATTAAGCCTCTTCTACAGCATTTACGTCCAGAGCGCGACCAGCTTCAGTCAGCTTCAGGAACTTAACGGGCTTATGAGTACCGTCTTCAAGCTCGATTTCAGCTTCAACACGAGTGCCCAGACCCTTGCGAACGATAGCGGAGGTAAAGATGCCATCAACAGAACGCTTTTCAATGCCAAGTGCACTAGCAACATCAGCGGCGGTAACATTGTCGGCCTCAGTCAGACCCTGCAGATAAACGATAACCTTTTTAGTATTTTCCTTCATAGCAGCCATAATTCAATTTCTCCTTTGTGCGCTTTCTGCGCATTCTATATTTAATATTATTTATAATAATCTGAAGGGGTAAGCCATCAGTTATTAACTGTGATTATTATAGCAAAAATTTTTATAAAAGTCAAATATTTTTATCTTCTAAAATTTTTGCCACCATTTCATCGCAAGCAACAATATCATCCAAAGTTAAATCTGCCTGTTCAGTCAGTTTTACAATTTTATCTTTTGCTTTGCGAACTTCTTCTTCACTGCCAGTCTGAACTGCAATTTCACACTTGGCAATTTCCATAGCAAGTTTTTTCAACTGCTTTCTTGTCATAAGAATTTATTTCCTTCCCTTATCGACATGTATATTATAACAAAAATTTTTATAAAAGTCAAAAAATTTCTGAAAGTAAACAATCACAAGGATTTTTATCTTCATGGAAACCTTTGAAATAGAAATGACGAAGAGTTTTAGCTTCTCTATCTTTTTCCATTCCAGCAAGTTTTACTACTTTACCATAATATTTAGTTGGATCTTTGCCAGCACTTTCTTGCAGTTCGTGAGTCATGCCAGAAGATACTGTACCGATTTCTCGGAGTTCACCTTCATCATCATAAGCTCCAACTCGCATTGAAGTAACCCAACCATAATAATAGGCTTGAGTAACAGGCATATAAAGATGAGGCGCACCTTTATACTGCTCATATTTACATTCTTCTTTTAAACGGAACCAGCTTTTACCATCAAAAGTAGTAATCCAATACGGCCAAGTTTCAATTTCTTTACCAGTATATTCTTTAGTTGGTTCACAAAAACCCATACATACAGCATCGCATGTATCTGTTTTCTTAATTTTAATTGTATCCCAAGCAGGACGCTTACCAGGAGTGTAAGGAGCAGTTTTCTTTTTTAAAACAGCACCTTCTTCGCCACGCTCAAGAGCATCAGCAACGAATTCTTGAATATTTTCATCTACTCTTTCGGCGAGCTCAATAAAAGATTCACCATCATTCATTGTATATGCTGAAAGCAAATACCTATCATAAATTCGTTTCAAAATTTCATAACGAATAGAAGCACCTTCATTAGTTAAATCTCTACCTTTATAGTAAAGAATATCATGTAAATAATAATGAAGATAACCGTATTCTTTCTCTTGCCGTTCAATGGCCTTTTCGGGCAGACTTCCCATAATAGGAGTTACATCTTTACTTCTCTTGCCGGGATAATAAATTTCACCAACCAGAATGGTTCCAGGCGGAAGGATTTTGAGAGTGGACATAATGTGCGGAACATTTGCTCCTTTTTCTGCCAATACTCCCTGTACAGTTTTATTACGGCTAAAAAGGTAACAATAGTTTTCAGTTCTTTCAAACTGATACCAATAACCGTCTTTCTTTATTTGAGCAAAATAATCTCCGCTTTCACAGAGAGAAGGGAACATATGTTCCTTCCCATCTGGAATGCGATTGATTTTCATAGGTTCAATAACTAATGCTTCTGGATACATTAATTTATCCTCACAGCTTTCAATACATTATTTCCTTTAATTACAATTACACCTTGACTTGCTCGACTGCCAGTAGAGATTTCATTGGCAGCGATACAAATAGACGAAGTTTTATTAGTAACTAAAACAGTATCATTTTCGGCGATTAATAGACCATCAACAACTTTACCGCTCTTGCTCACTTTAAGTCCTTTTCCGCCACGTCCCTGAATAGTAAATTCCTTTAACGGCACTCGTTTAGCAGTACCATCTTCAAAGAAAATACCAACCATACTTTCTTTTGTAAGAATTGGAATAGCGGTTACAACTTCGTCTCCTTCAGCAAGGTTAATTGCCTTTACTCCCATAGACGTTCTTGAAGTTGCTCCAACAACAGAACCATCAAAGTGTAAGCTCATACATTTAGAAGTAAGTACAACTACTTCACAATTAGGGGCAATGAATACTTTTGCCAAACTGTCGCCTTCTCGTAGATTCAAAGCCACAACGCCAGTCTTGCGTTTCATTCCAGCATATTCAGCCAGCCCAGTCTTTTTAATGAGACCGTTTTTAGTGAAGAACCACACATATTGATTAGTGGCTGTACTATGTTCAACCGAAGCCAAAGTGACGAATTTTTCATTTTGTTCCATGGAAACAAGGGTTTCGATGGACGTTCCACGGGTTGCGTTGGTGCCTACAGGCACATCATTAACAGGTAGCCGGTACACTTTTCCATAATTTGAGAACACCATTAGCGCATCAATGGTATTGGTTTTAATAACACTGTGCGTAATTTCGTCCTGATTTTTTACACCCTTTCCATTTCGTTTCTGCGTACGATAAGAACTTGTCGGAATACGTTTAATATTACCTGCTTCTGTAATTACAACTACACAAGGTTCAGGCATAATTTCGGCAATTTCTTTATCTTCATCTTTTACTTCCAACTGAGTAATTGTAGTTCTACGACCATCTTTTGCATATGATTTTTGGAAAGCTCTAAACTCTTCTACCATTGCAGTAGTTCGTTTATCACTATCTTTAATCAAAGATGCGAGATATAAAGCCCTTGCTTCTTTTTCTGTTTTTTCTTCATTCAAAGCAATTTTTTCTACTCGGGCCAATTTACTCAATTTCATATCAAGAATTGCTTGAGCTTGTTCGGGACTAAATTTTAATTTACTTACAAGAGTTATTTTAGCATCCGCCGCACTATCAGCACTTCTAATAAGATGAATAATATTGTCAATATCTTCGGAAGCACGAATCAAGCCCTCTAAAATATGAATACGAGTCTGAAGTTTATCATATTCATATTTACTCTTGCGAAGAAATATATCTTCTTGATGCTCGACATAGTAATGAACCATGTCTTTAAAAGTAACAAGTTTTGGAGTTTTATTTACAAGAGCAACCTGATTGATACTGTAAGTAGTTTCAAGTTCGGTCAATCTATATAATTTATTCGCAATGACATCAGCATTAATTCCTTTTGCTAATTCAATTACGAAACGAACTCCATCTTTATTACTTTCATC